TCACAGTGAGCGACTATACCACATCACGCGTCCAGCAATAGACAGCGCAGGAACCTCCGCCGAGGTGACTTCTTCGGGCGGATACACCGCATTGTCACTGATCAACTGCAGAGAGCCATTCATTCTCGGATGAACGCGCTTAACCAGCAGCATATTGCCATAGACGACGCAATAGATGCCATTGTCCCGCACTTCCGTCACCGATGTGTCGATCAGAAGGACATCGCCGTCGCGGATCGTCGGCTCCATGCTGTCGCCTCGCGCCGTAATGATGCGGGCGAATGACGGTTGAACACCGATCGACCTCAGCCACGCTGACTGAAATGCAATTAGTTCAACAGCTTGCTCTTGCAGTGCAAGAGCACCGAGGCCCGCCGAGGCCTGAATATCTAGGCGTGGAACCAGTGTCAGATCGGTACTGTGCTCTGCGCCGAATGACTTCACCTCAAGTGTCATCACCGGGCCGTCCGGCCCATGCACGACAATATCAGGTTCATACGAGCCTGATCGGCCGTGCATGGGCCCGCGATTGGCCGCGAGCCAGTCAAGCGTGACATCGGCGGCATCGGCAATCTTTATGAGCTTATCCAGCCCCGGCATCGAACCATCGAGATACTTTCGCAGCATCGAATCGCTGATGTCCGCCTTTTTTGAAAAGGCATGGACTGATTCGAACTTTGCGATCGCCGTTTCCAACCGTTCTGCGAACGTTGTTCCCATTATAGTGTAACTCTGACCGTGGGTCAGACTTCAAAATTTCGTTTTGCTGTCGAGCAAAACGCAATGAAATCAATGGCCTGACCTCAATTCACACCATAATTGGAAAAATTAAAGTCTGACGCGCACCATAAGCGCAATCGGCTTTACTTTTTCGCACTATGGTGCGAATATGTGTTGCAACAAAGTTTGAACGCCAACCCCCAACCAAACCGACCTTTTGCCGAAGGTCAGAAAAACAGGGAGCAATCATGACGACCACAAAGAAGTGGGATCGGGCAGCCATCAAAGCGGAACTCTTACGGCAGAATAAAACTCTGACCGGAATAGCTCGCGATGCTGGCCTTTATTCCAGTGCGTGCCGTGCGGCGGTTCTCGGGGCAAGCCGTCCCGGCGCTGAGGCTTTAGCCAAGGCGCTGGGCGTGCCTTTCCGCGAGATGTTTCCCGACAGCTACACGCTTGGTCGTCACGACCGAGGCGACACTAGCAGCAACACGAGCGGCAACACCAGAGCAAAAAAGTCGTCGAAGTCTGACGGCGCGCAGAACGCCGCCTGATGTTTTCGTCAGGCCGCGCAACCTTTCCTGACAATCCAGAGTGCCACATGCAGATTGAACTTCTGTCTCCCCAACTGATCGACGTCTCCTCCGACGCGAAAAAAGTCTCCCCTGACGCCATTCAGGCGTTGGCCGAAAGCTTCCAACAGATCGGGCAGCGCGTTCCGGTCGAGGTTATCGCCGGTGCCGAGGGGCGATATCGCCTCGTCTTTGGTGCCAAGCGCCTTGCCGCAGCCACATCGCTGGGCATCGACATATCCGCCATCGTTCGCCAATCGGACGAATTTGCGAACGACGCTCAAATCCGCCTGACCGAGATTTCCGAAACCCTCTATCGCCACGAACTGACAGCGCTGGAACACAGTGTCGACGTTGCCGACTGGTGCGCGATCTGGCGGGCTGCAAACCCGGTCCGGCGCGGCCCGAAGCCAAAGCAGGAATTAAGTGCAGACTCTGCACTAAACTCCGATGACGAGGCAATCGAGACAGCCGCCGCGTTCTCCGGCACTTTCAGCGAGGCGGCACAGCGCTTCCTCAAGATCAGCCGCCGCAATGTTTTCAACGCCCTCAAGATCGCCGGTATTCCGGCCGACCTGCGGGAGCGTATCGCACTGGATGACGGCTTGGCCGACAACCAGCAGAGCCTTCTGGATATCGCTGGCCAGCCCTATGAGCGCGCCGCTCGTATCGTAGAATTGCTCATTTCCGGCGAGGCGACGAACTATGCCGATGCCATCGCGATCATCGACCAAGTTCCCCGCGCCAATCCACTGGCGGCATGGGAAAAGCTTAACGACCGCTTCACGCGGATGAAGCCCACCGAACAGGACGCATTCTTCTCCCTGAACGAGGCTTCCATCATGCGTTGGGTTGCCGAGCGTAGGGCCGCTCGCCGATGAGCAAACGCCGCGACCCTCTCACAAAGGACCTTTTCGAGTGGACGCCGCCGCAGGTGGCAATCCGCTACGAAGAAGGCGTGACCGGTCGCGGCCCGCTCGACAATCGTATTTCCCGCCTCATCGCCCGCGCCCTGCGCGATGCCCGCGATGACGGCTGGCAGCGGTCAGAGATCGCCAGCGCCATGAGCAAATATCTCGGACGCACGATCTCAAGCGCGATGCTCGACAAATGGGCCTCGGAAGGCAGCGGCGAACACCGCATTCCGCTCGATGCCTTCATCGCGCTTGTCCACGCCACCAAAGCCAAGGAGCTGCTCGGTTTCGTGCCGGGCGAGTTCGGTCTCACCGTCATCGAGGACGAATACGCCGAGATGATCGAGGACCAGCTCCTTGAGGATCACATCAAGGAAATGGAGGCGCTGAGAGCAGCTCGCGCCGTAAGGAAGAGAGCACGCCGATGAATATAGCCAGCAGCATCGCGCCATTCCTGCAGTTCGTCTGCCGTGTCGCGAAAAGCCAGATCGTAAAAGACGTTTCCGCCTTGTGGGCAGTCACCTGTTTCATCCTCGGAATGATCTATTTCTCGCAGGTCGCCACGGCGCTTGTCCTCATCGTGAGGGCGACACGTTGAACACGATTCCTTTTACCTCCGAAAAACGCCACCTGAAGGAATGGCTGACCGCCCGCGAGATTGCGGCGGAAGCGCTGCCCGGCTTGCCCACCAGCGAAAGCGCTGTCATCCGCTTTGCCCGCCGAGAGGACTGGCAGGCAGTTCCGTCACTCTGCCGCAATCGCAACGGCGTCGGCGGCGGTCTGGAATATCATTATCGCCTGTTTCCCACGCTCGCACAGGTGGCCTATGTGCAGCGTTATATGGTGGTAGGCAGCGAGCCAATAGTGTCCGACGCCGAGCCGGAAACACCAGCCTCGGCGGCGATGACCGATCGCGCCCGGCGCGAACGTGATGCCCGCTTGGCTGTTGTCGCCGCCTTCGAGACCTTCTCAAAAGGCCTTAAGATATCGGTGCAGGCCAGCATGTTCATCTTCTGCGACCGGTGGAACATGAACATGATCCAAGCAGACGCTTGGGTGAAGGACATCCTGCCGCAGATTTCGCAGCGGTCGGTTTTCCGGTGGCGCTCCGCCAAACAGGCTGGTGCAAAGGACAAGCTCGCCGTCGATCGGTCGGAAGCGCGCAAGGGTAAGGGCTTGCTCGAAACTGCCAATTTCGGTGAGGTTCGCCGCTTCATTCTCGCTTGGATAGCAGCCAATCCTGCCCTGTCTGCCGATGTCATTCGCGGTTACTGCGAGCATCATTTTGGCTCGGAGCTGACAGATCGTAACGGCGAGCTGAAACCTCTTCCACCGCCACGCACGTTCCAGCATTTCATTGCTCAGTTGAAAGCTGATGAAAAGGTCGTGCTCACCAAGATCACGAACCCGGATCAATTCCGGTCGACCATGAAGCTGTCCGGCACCGGTACCTACCGTCATATTGATGAGCCTAACGCCTTGTGGATGATCGACGCTTCTCCGGTCGATGCCCTCTGCCTAGATGGCCGTCATTCGCTGTATGCCTGCATCGACATCGCCACGCGTCGGCTGGTCATCACCCTTTCGAAAACCCCACGTGCATCCGCCGTGGGCTTGATGATGCGTAAAGCAATCCTGAAATTAGGCACCGCCAAGGTCGTAAAGACGGACAATGGCAGTGATTTCGTTGCCGTTTCGATCAAGCGTCTCTTTGCCGATCTCGATATCGAACCGGATGTTTCCGATGCCTATTCGCCAGAGCAGAAAGGCCACGTCGAGCGCGTCATCAAAACGTTCCAGCATGAGGTCTGCCCGCAGCTCCCCGGTTATATCGGCCATTCTGTTGCGGATCGGAAAGCGATCGAAGGTCGCAAATCGTTCGCGCAACGCCTTGGCGCTGACGAGAAGGAATTGTTCGAAGTCGCCCTGACCGCCGAGCAGCTCCAGCGCCATATCGATGACTGGCTGGAATATGTCTATCACGAGCGTGAACACGGTGGCCTGAAAGGCCGCTCCCCCAACGAGGTTGCCGCCGCGTCAACGGCCAAGATCACACGTGTTGATGAGCGCGCACTGGATGCATTGCTGATGCCCGTCGCTGGCAAGAATGGCCATCGTGTCATGCAGAAGCGCGGTATTCAGAACGATGGATTCTACTATCTCGCCGGTTCCATCATGGTCGGCACCGATGTGTTCTGCCGCCTCGATCCGCTCGATATGGGCCGCATGTACGTCTTCGACGGCGAAACCGGCCGGTATCTCGATGTCGCTATCTGCCCGGAACTCTCTGAGGTTAATCCGCAGGCTTACGTCAAGGCGCAGAAACAGATTGCCGCTGACCTCCTCCGCGAGAAGGAACGCGAGATCAAGGCCGATCTCCGAGAGTTGAAAAAAGGTCCTTCCGGCATCGAGCGCACGATCGAGCTTGCCAAGAAAAAGAAGGCGGAACGCGCAGCCGGGGCTGCCAACGTCATCCAGTTGCCCAAGCGCGAACAGCAGCTCAACACGCCCGCCATTGCCGCCGCACTGGAGGCCATGACCGCGCCGAAGGTGCCGCAGCCCGCCACGCTCAATGAGAAGGCGGCGGAAATTCATGCCGCCATCGTCCGCGAGGCCGAGCTGAAGGGCAGTTCCACAGTCATTCATCTGGACCCGGACGCGGCACTTTCCGACAGCGCCCGCATGTTCAAGTGGGCGCAGGCCATCGAGGCGCAGATCGCCTCCGGTGTCGTCATTGATGACGCCATGGCGGGCAAGCTCGCCCGCTACAAGGCCAGCGCCGATTACCAGACGCGTCGGGATATTTTTGAAGATTTCGGGATCGACGCCGCACTGCGCGGCTAGGTCAAGAAAAAGGGGCCGACTGCCATCGACCCCTCTGCATTGCAATAAATACGAGGATCAAAATGACGACACAACCGATGAAAGTCAATGGCGACACAGCCCCGATCAAGAACGTCACTACGGCGCTTACCCTTGTCCGGTCGCTGCAGAACCGCCATCCCCTGCAACCGAACCTTGGTGTGCTGGCCGGTTATTCCGGTTATGGCAAAAGCGTAGCGGCGCTCTATTGCCAGAACAAGACCGGCGCAGCCTATGTCGAAGTGCGCGATACATGGACCCGCGCCAAGCTGCTGCGCTCGATCCTCTTTGAACTCGGCGTCTACCAGCCACGCGGCACGCTGTCCGACATGGAAGACGAGGTCATCGGCCTTCTTTGCCGCGATCCGCGCCGCCCGCTCATCATTGATGAAGGCGATCTGCTCATCAAAAAGAACCTGATCGAGCTGGTGCGCGGCATTGCCAAGGCCAGCGGCGTTCCGGTGATGTTGATCGGCGAGGAGCTGTTCCCGAAGAAACTGGAACATGTCGGCGACCGCTTCCGCGATCTTGTCCTCGATACGAAATATGCCCATCCCTGCGACATGGAAGATGCCCGCACGTTGGCGCGGACGTTCTATCCGAAGCTGTCGATTTCGGATGACCTGCTCGAAAAGGCCAGAACCGAGGGCGAAGGTCGTGTCCGCCGCGTCGGCAACTCCCTGCATAACATTGCCGAGGCGGCTGCGAGGATGGGCCTTAGCTCGATCGACCTTGCGGCCTACGAGGGCGGTAACGGTCTGTTCTCGCGCTCGCGTCTGCCCTCCAGAAAGGAGGCAGCATAATGCGGCTCACTCCGATCGCTCTCAAGATCGCCGTTGCCAAGGGCCAGCGCGTCCTGACAGGCCGGGATCATTACTGGAAGCTGATGATGGACGCAGAAATGCGAAAGCAGCCCTTCAGCGTGGACGATATCTTCGGCCTGTCCAACAACCGCAGCCGCCTGCAGATATCGGAATTTCTCGACATGCTGGAAAAGGCGGAGATCATCCGCCGCACCGGCGAGTTGAACCCCCGTGGCATGGCCTTGTACCGTGTCGCTGCCCGCCAGTCTGCCACGCCGATGTTCAAACGTGACGGCACGCCGATCGGCGACCAGATCACGGCGCGACAGGCGCTCTGGAACGCCATGCGCTCGCCGTTCTTCAGGAACGGCTTCAAGCTGATCGACATTTCCGTTCACGCCTCGACGGACACCGTACCGGTCGCGCAGCGTTCGGCCCGGCTCTATATTTCCTGCCTCCTGCGGGCCGGATATTTGATCGTGCTGCAGAAGGGTACCCGCACAGAGCCGACGATCTGGCGACTTGTTCAGAATACCGGCCCGGCCGCGCCGAAGCTCCTGAAAACCCAATGCGTCTATGACCCGAACGCCGAGAAGATTTTCGGCGAGCCGGAAACTGTCGAGGTCGAACCATGACCCCGACAAAGCCCAAGCCCGACAATCTGGAAAAAGCCCGTACCGCATGGGGCGAGCAGCCCCCGGAATGGATCATCGCACTGGCGGAAGCCTGCAACGCCGAGAACCAGACGGCGATCGGCAAACGCATCGGCTATGCCGGTTCGACCGTCAGCCAGCTTCTTTCGAACAGCTATCCCGGCGATGTCGGCCGCATCGAGCAGCTCGTGCGCGGCGCTCTGATGTCCGAAACCGTGCGTTGCCCGGTCCTGCAGGAGATCGGCCGGGATATCTGCCTCGGCTGGCAGCGCCGCCCCTTCAGCACCGCCAGCGCCAACGCCGTCCGCATGCATCAGGCCTGCCGGAATAATTGCCCTCACAGCCGCATAAAGGAGACGAACAGTGAGCCAGTCTAATCTTCTTTCAGAGCGTTTGCGCGAAACCCGCAACCTGATCGCCGACTATCGGCACGGAGGCGTCGTCCTGTCCAGCGAGCAGGTAGAGCTGCTCGTGCAGTGCCTCGACGGCTGCGCGGAAACAGCCAGAGATTTGGAAATCTTTGTGCGTGATTTCCAGATGGTCAGCCGGGAAGCCCTCGACAGGCTTGTTCCGCCCGCCAGCGCCACGGTCCTGCACATGATGCGTCCTGGCACAAACGTTGTGCCGTTCCCGCGCTCTCCGCACACCTCCTGAAACCGCCTTCGAAGGGCGTTCGAGCGCCCTTCCAATTCCCTTTTAGAACTGAGGAAACGACCTTGAAAAACGCATTGAAGACGAAAACGAAAGCCATCTCCCGCGTACCGCAGAACCGTGAAGACGCCATTTTTGCAGTCGGCCGGATTGGTGTCTTGCGCCGCTCCATCGCAGCGCAGAAGGCGCTGGCTGACGAAGCCATCCGCCTTGTCGGTGAGAAGTTCGAGGCCGACACTGCTGCGATGCTCGAAGAGCTGGCTGAACATGAGCGCGGCGTACAGACCTATTGCGAAGCTAACCGCCTTGCCCTGACCAATGACGGCAAGGTGAAATACCACGATTTCGGAAACGGCCGGATCAACTGGCGCTCCCGCCCGCCGAAGGTATCCATTCGCGGCGTCGAGGCCGCGATCGAGGCATTCAGGAAACTTGGCCTGAGTGCGTTCATCCGCACTCGCGAGGAACTGAACAAGGATGCCATGCTCGCCGATCCCGACAAGGCCCGCCTCGTCAACGGCGTGACGATCTCATCCGAGGGCGAGGATTTCGTGATCGAACCCGCCGAACTCGAAACCTCTGCGTTGAACTGAGGGCGGGCCGATGAAGAATATCCGCGTAGAAAACCCCGCCACACCGGAGGCCTTCATTCAGGCCATGAATGAATTGGGTATCTCCTTTCCGTTGACATGCTCTCAGCGGGACATGGGTGTTCTGCTGGATGCAGATGGTGATGAGCTTCTCACCATCGATTCCGCTGGCGCCATGCCCGACGACACCGTCGCGCTGCTTGCCGCAAACATCGTCATGGTGCTGAACAACGCTGCCGGCCATGTCGCCATTGCCGCGATCGTCCCTCTTGAGCAAGGGAACGCAGCATGACCAGCTTTGCCATCTCCGTAGGGACTGACCCGAACGTACTCCGCGTGACGCCGACCGATGACGGTTTCGGCATCTTTCCAGACGAGGCAGCTGCCGCCGCCCGGCTGATTGCCATGGTGGATGAGCGCATGCATGAGCTTCGCAAGTCGGCCGCCCACGCCCGGCGCATCTTGCGTGCCGTCAAGAAGAAAGGCGGTGCGGCATGAGCGAGCTTCACCTGTACGACAATCTTTTTGATGCGGAAGCCAGAGTTGCCGCCATCTACATGATCGAAGCGCTTGGCGACCCTGACAGCCCGCCAGACTGGCTGCAGGATTTCGTTGACAATACCGATTTGCCGGATGTCCGCGCTATTCTTGAAGCCCATCCAGAGCTTGCCGACGCGATCGATATGAACAAGTTCGAGGACTGCAAGGAGCAGGCGAGCGCGCTCATGGAACGCTGGTCGCTAGTCGGCCGAAAAGGGCTGATTGTCAAAGCTGAGATATGCGTTCGGCGATATCGGGCTGGCACCACAATCTTCTCCAGCGGATGGGGCCACCTCAGATGGCGATGGTTTACCGTAGATGATTTGGACTTGATCGTTCCGACGCTTCTGGGGATCGCCAGCGGGCAACATCATAACTCGATGGTCGAAGGCCAAGCGGCATGACGAGCATCTACTTCTCCGACGCCACCCTGAAATCCTTCTCCGCCGCCACCAAGGGCGGAAAGTCCACGATCAAGATCGAGATCGAGACGGCCGATCGCTACCAGATGGCCAGCATTCTCAACCAGCTCGATGAGATCGAGGCCGAACAGAAGGCAGCGAAAACGCCTCGTAAGGCCCCCTCCAAGAAGACGGATGCGCCCTTGCTGGCGCTGCCCGCTCCCCGGAAACAACTGACCTATCACGGTGACGATCATGAATGACCCTATCGCCAAGGCGAAGGCCGAGGAGGTCCGCCAGTCGCAAATACTCGCTGATGCGATCCACAAGGCCATTATCGAGACCGGCGAACAGTTCGAGGTGCCGATCCTGAATGCAGTTGGTGGCGCGCTTGCCACCAATATTGCTGAAGTTCTGGCGTCGATCTCCGATCGCCGTCACCGGAAGATGTTCCGTGACCAGCTCGATCGCGCCGTTTCTCTCGCGCTTGCGCAGGCCGCCACGAGGCCGATGGCCCATGTCGAGACGATTGTCATCGGAGGGGCGCGGCAATGACGGCGCTGCTGTTCGTGGCCTTCATTCTTCTTCTTGTTGTTTGCGATCTCTTGGGAGCCGACCGATGACAGATATCGAAAACCATGCCCTTTCTGATGAGCAGGTAGCAATTGCCCTGAAGATCATCGGCGTCATCCAGCCTCATAGCGCCGACAATGTCATAACCGCGATGGTGTCCATCATCTCGCATGCGATCAGCCAGTCGGGCGACCCTGTTGGCAATGCGGAGTTCTGGGCGAATACCCTTCGGGAGACCGTCCACTATGCCCGCGAGAATGGCGATCGCCCGTATAGCGGAGGGTCGATCCAGTGAGGCTGTTCCCTGATGTCTGGTGTTTTGGTGACCTGCCGCCGTTCTCTTTCGACTTCATCATGGCCGACCCGCCGTGGCTTTACAAAGTGCGATCGGAAAAGGGCGAAGGCAAATCCGCGCAGGCTCATTACAAGTGCATGCCGCTGGATAAGATCAAGGCCATGCCCGTTCTCGATCTTGCGTCGGAAAACTGCCTGCTCTGGCTCTATGCCACCAACCCGATGCTGTTTCAGGCCTACGAGGTTTTGACCGATTGGGGCTTCGATTTCGTCACGGCAGGTTCTTGGGAAAAGATCACCAAGAACGGGAAGCAGGCGTTTGGGCCGGGCTACGTACTACGCACATCTAACGAACCATACCTCATCGGAAAACGCGGCGAGCCGAAAACCACGAAATCCGTCCGTTCCTCCTTTGCCGGTGTGGTCCGTGGCCACTCCCGCAAACCCGAGGAAGGCTATCGGCACGCTGAAAAACTGATGCCGAACGCCCGGCGTCTTGAGCTTTTCAGCCGGACCAACCGCAAGGGCTGGACGGTATGGGGTGATGAAACCGGAAAATTTGGAGAAGCAGCATGAGCATTCAACGTGCGATTTTTGGCGGTTTCCGCCAGCTCGGTATCACTGAGGAAGACGCGCAGCGCGCCATCTACTCTCGCGTGACAGGACAACCTCGCCTGTCCCTGATGAACGCGCAGCAACAGGACGCTGTCGTGAAGGAACTGCGCCGCCTCGGTTACAAGCCGAAGGCAGTGCGCCGCAATGGCCGCCGTCGCCTCGACGGCCGCTATGCGCCGAAGATGCAATCGCTGTGGATCGCGGCCTACAATCTCGGCATTGTCGAGGACCGCGAAGACAGGGCGCTGGAGGCGTTCGTCAAACGCCAGACCGGTCTCGACAGCGGCCGGTGGGTCAACAACGCCGACGATGCCAGAGCGGTTGTCGAAGCCCTGAAAAGCTGGATTGCCCGCGAGGCCGGTGTGGTGTGGGGCGATCGCAAGCCCTGCGAGGCATACACCATGCGCTACGGTTACAAGATCGCGATCGCGCAGCACGCCATGCTGAAATCCATGCTCTGCGACGGCTTCTGGCCTTCGGTGACCGGCATTCTCGATCAGGAGATCACCTATCGCGCCGTGACCGACAAGGAATGGATCACGGTCATGGATTATTACGGCAAGCTCATTCGTGGCCGCCGTGCACCGAAGACGAAGGCGAGCGCGTGATGGTCGCCTACGGTTTCAAATCCTTCTTCAGTGGCCAGATCGAGAGCGGCCACAAGCGGCAGACGGTACGCGGTGACCGCGCCCGTCATGCCCGGCCGGGCGAGCGCGTGCAGCTCTACGAGGCCATGCGCACCAAGTATTGCCGCAAGATCGTCGCCGATCCGGTCTGCACCCATGTGGTGCCGATTGAGATCGTGGTGAGCGACCTGATCAACGAGCTGATCGCCAGCATCGTCATCGGCGGTGTCCATCTGCACCGGACAGAGGTCGAGGCGTTCGCCCGCCGTGACGGCTTTGCGCCCGAGCTGCTCGGCAACAGCTATCCGGTCAAGCTCTACGGCCGAACGGCGCGAGAGACGATGGGCCGGTTCTGGATCGCCAATCATCCCGGCGTCTCCAAGTTCACCGGCGTCCTGATTCGCTGGCAACCGGAGGCACCGACGCCATGAACCGGGACGTCTCTCCCATGACCGTCATGCCGCTCTTCGGCTGGCCGGAGCAGCGGGAGATAGACGTTCTGCAGACGAAGCGGGACGAACTGGCGGCACGCGCCGCCAAGCTCCCGAGATTTTCACACAAACGCCTAGAGCTGGAAGTGCGGCTGAAAGCCTTGACCGAAGAACAACTGAGATTATCGAGCAGGATCAATCATGGAAGATGACCGTTTCGCCCATCTGCCCGTGGTCATGCGCGAGATCGCCGAGGTTGCCGGTCTGGAAGCCGCATGGGCAATCGTTCAGGCGCAGGGCGGCCGTGTGGCCTATATTCCGGCGAAGGCCGTGCCGGGCCATTGGCTGACCGAGCTGGTCGGCATCGAGGCCGCCGCCAAAATATGCAATTTCTACAAGGCAGGCGATTCCGGCTACCGTATTCTGGTCCCGATTGCCAAGGACGCCGCGAAGCGGTTAAGATTGGTCAAGGCACTGGCTGACGGCATGTCGGCCCCGGATGCTGCAGCCGCCGCTGGCATGCATGTGCGCTCAGCCTTTCGCGCCCGCAAGCGCATGAAGCACAGCGACGACGATCAGGGCAGTCTTTTCTGAAGAAACATAGGCTGGCACTGACAGTGTCAGGGGCGCGACGGCACAACCTTTGAAGCACATTTGAACGGATTTCAACGAACCGTTCAAGGTGCTTTTTTTATGTCTCCCAACGTCAGTCCGAAAGGACGGAAATTCATCTACGGACACGAAGGCGTCGTCCTGAAAGCCTATCGTGACGTTGTCGGCGTGTGGACGATCGGCCCCGGCCTGACCGCTGCCTCCGGTGTCATCACGCCCAAGGCGGGCATGACGATTACTTCCCAAAAATGCGATGAGCTGTTCGATCTCGCTGTCGGACACAACTATCTGCCCCGCGTGGTGAAAGCGCTCGGTGCGAATGTCAGCCCTTTCGCGATCGACGCGGGCGTCTCTTTCGACTGGAACACCGGCGCAATCCACAAGGCCTCTTGGGTAAAATCCTTCCTTGCCGGGAAAAAGGACGAGGCCCGTCAGCGCCTCGGCCTCTGGAACAAGGCAGGCGGCAAGGTCCTGCGCGGCCTGACGCGCCGCCGTGCTGAAGAAGCGAACATCCTGTTGCTCGGTAAATATCCCGCCGACATCGAGGCGGCATCCGTGATCATTCCCGACACGGCCCGGTTTGCTGTTTTTGTGGTGTCGGTGACGACGCCGGAAATCGAGGAGGTCAGAACCGGTCTCACCAGTATCGGTTTTGATGCTGGTGTCGTGACCGGCAAAATCCTCCGATCGGCGGTTGAAGGCTTCCAGAAAGCCTACAATCTCACGGTCGACGGCAAGATCGGCAGGGCAACCCTGTCCACCCTGCAGCGCGAAGTGGATGCCCGACGCAAGGCAAAGAGCGGTGCGGTAACGACCGCTGCCAGCACCACCGTCGCGGCAGGCGATCAGGCCGTCAGCACTGTCACCACGCCAGCGCCCGCCGATCCGACTTCCGTTGTACCGGATCATCTCGCTTCATGGATCGGTGGCGGCATCGCCGTGATCGCCGTCGCCTATCTCGCATGGCAGGCGTACCAGTACCGTGACATCATCGCCGTGCGCGTGGCCGACAAGGCCCCGCGTCTTGCGAACTGGCTGCGGAGCTTCTGACATGAGCGCAGCCATAACCTCCATTCTTATCGGGGCCGCCGCGAAAGTCGGCGCTCCCATCGTCAAGGGCGTGCTGGAAAAGCACGTTGGCGGGCTTGCCGGCACGTTGGCCGGAACCGTTGTCGATCAGGTTGCCGAGCGCCTCGGTGTCGAGCCGGAGGCCCTGCCGTCCGTCGATCAGACTGAGCTTGGCGACGCCGTCAGCGAGGTCAACGCCAATATGCCGGAGCTGATCGCCCTCTATGAAAAGGGACTTCAGGGACAGTTCGCGCTCCTCCAGGCCGAGCAGGCCGAGGGCTTCTGGCAGAGCGCGTGGCGCTGGGGCTGGATGTACCTGCTCGCCTTTCTGTGGATTTGCGCGTTCCTGCTTTTCCCGGTTCTACGCGTCTTCGGCGTCTATATCGACCCGATCGACAGCGCCACGCTGATGACGCTGACCGGCTGGTTTATCAGCCTCTACATGGGCGGCCACACGCTGAAGGAATTCGGCAAGCAGGCGGTCGAGGCCGTCAAGACTTGGAAGCGCACTCCATGAATTTCGGTGGAAATGCTGCTTTTGAGCAGGCCGAATTGCGCGCCGAACAGGAACGGGAGGCCGCGATCGCCGACGCCTCCCGCACCTTGCGCGGCCCCGGCACCATGCAGTGCGAGGATTGCGGCGGCGATATCGCCCGCGAACGCCGCCTCGCATTGCCATCCGCCACACGCTGCATCGTCTGCCAGACCATGCTGGAGAGATCGCGAGTATGACCACCGCAGAAATAGCCCTTTATTGCAGCCTTGCCCTCTCCGCCATTGCGATATTTGGACACGTGAAAGGCTGGATGAACACGGGCGAGAAGCAACTGACAGAAGATGTCGCTGCCCTGAAAAAACAACAGGCGGCCGATGTTGCGGCGCTGAAAAGCGAAGACGAGTCGCACGAGAAAAAGCTGATCGAACACGACCGCCGCATCCAGTCGGTCGAGAGCGACATGAAATATCTGCCCGACCGGGAAAGCCAGCACCGGCTGGAGCTGGCGCTCGAAAAGGTGAACGGGCGTCTCGACACCCTCAATGAAACCCTCAAGCCGATCAAGGCGAACGGCGAGGCTATGAACGAACTGCTGTTGGAAAGGGCGCGACAGGCCAATGTCTGATATCGGTGTGGATTGGGCGCGGATGCGCCGCGAGCGTGCACGGCTCATCATCCTGAAGGCGCTTGCCGAGCAGGTGAATGGTTCCTTGGACAGCAGCATGATCGAAGAAATCATGCCGAGCTTTGCCATCCGGGAAACACGCCTCTGGATACACGAGCAGATGGAGTATCTGGCGGAACGGGACGCGGTGACGCTCACCAAGGCCGGAACGGTCATGATTGCCACGCTCAATAAACGTGGCCGCCGCCATCTTCAGCGCGACATTGCTATTGAAGGCATCCTGCGCCCCTCCGAGCCGGGTGAATGACCATGGGTCGCGGTCGTCTATCCGGCATTGAGCTGTTGCCTGAAGCCTGCGCGGATGTTGTCGCATGGGCCGCCGAGGAACTTCAGAAGCGTGAGCGAACGCAGACGGAAATCTTTGAGGAGTTCGTCGGCAAGCTTGAGGCGCTCGACCAAGAATACCGGGGCGAGCTGGAATTCACCATTCCCTCATTCTCGGCCTTCAATCGCTATTCGATCCGCCTTGCAACGCTGACCCAGCGCCTCAACCAGACGCGGGAAATCGCCACGACGCTTGCCAGCAAGTTCGATGCCGCCGCCTCCGACGATCTCACGTTGATCGCCTCCGAGGCGATCAAGACGCTGGTGTTCGAGCTGGTGACGGCCGGAGGCGAGGCCGGGTTCGATCCCAAGGGCGCGAAGGCTCTTGCCGACGCCCTGTTTTCGGCAACCCGTGCGCAGGGCGTCTCGACGGCCCGGCGTCAGAAGGTCGAGGCCGAGTTTTCCAAGAAGGCCGAGAACGTCATCGACAAGGTATCGAAGGAAATGGGCCTTTCGTCCGAGCGCGTTGCGCAGCTGCGCCGTGACTTCCTCGGCGTGCGGCCGGAACACAAGACGGAACCCGAAACCGTCACCACCAGAGGATCGCAGGAATGATGGAAGCTGCCCGCCCAGAGCCGTGCAGCCGGTGCGGTGGCGTCGGGCAGGCTGTCAAACGCATCAACCGTCGCCGGGACGGCACGATCTCCAGCGTCGTCTATGATCTGAAGGTGATCTGCAAGCCGTGCAAGGGCAGCGGCCTTGCCTGCATGGAGGTGCGTCGTGACTGAGGGTGAACTGCCCGGCCTGCCGCGTGGCAAGTGGGACGGCTCGACCGTTCTCGCCAGTCTGGCTGACTTGCCTCCCGAATTGCCCCGCGGCGCGGATGTACCGGACGATCTTGATCCGCTCGCCGAAGGCGTGCTGATGAAACATCAGTCCGAGTGGCTCGCCGACGATTCCGATCTGAAGCTCGGCGAGAAAGGCCGACGCACCGGCATTACCTTTGCCGAGGCGACCGACGCGACCCTGATTTCGTCATCGGCACCCAGCGCCGGTGGCCAGAACTATTTCTATATCGGCGACACCAAGGACAAGGGCCGCGAATTCATCGGCTATGTCGCAAAGTTTGCGAAAACGATCGCTGACGATCTCGGCCAGATCGAGGAATTCCTGTTTGAAGACGAGCTGAAGGACGGCTCGACCCGGTATATCGCCGCCTACCGGGTGCGCTTCCGGTCGGGTTATCGTGTCGAGGCGCTGTCGTCGCGCCCGGAAAACATCCGTGGTCTGCAGGGAACTGTCTGCATTGACGAGGCCGCCTATCACCGCGACGTGCGCGGCGTGCTCGATGCCGTCAACGCGCTGCTGATATGGGGCGGCAAAATCCGCGTGATCTCGACCCACAACGGCGTCCTCAATCCGTTCAACGAACTGATCCGGGAAGCGCACGCCGGAAAAATCCCGTTCTCGGTCCATCACATTCCGTTCGCGCTCGCTGTCAAGAACGGCCTCTTCCGGCGCGTCTGCATGCTCAAGGGCGAAGAGTGGACCCAAGCGGGACAGGACGCATGGGAAAAGAAAATCCGTGGCTCCTACGGCGTTCGTCTCAGCGCCATGCGGCAGGAGCTGGACGCGATCCCGGCCGATCAGGCGGGCGCAGCGCTCACCCGCGTCCAGATCGAAAGCCGCATGGAGAAGGATATCCCGATCCTGCGCTATGCCCAGACCGACGATTTCAAGAACTGGGGTGAAGAGGACCGCACGGCCGAGGCGCTGAAGTGGTGCAAGGAAAACCTGATCGCCATTCTGGAGCGGCTCGACCATCGCCGTCAGCATGTGTTCGGCGTGGACTTTGCCCGCAGCGGCGATGCCACCGCGATCGTGTTGATGGAGATCGGTCAGGACCTCGTCAGGCGCACCCGCTTCATTGTCGAGCTGCACAACATGCCGTTCGACCAGCAGCGCGAAATCCTTTTCTATGTTTGCGATCGCATTCCAAGCCTTGCCGGTGGCGCGCTTGATGCCGGTGGCAACGGTTCGTATCTCGCGGAAAAAGCGACCCAGAGATACGGCTCCAGCATCATTGAGGTGAAATTCTCCGAACAATGGTATCGCCGCGAGATGACCGCCTATGTCGCGGCATTCGGCGACCAGACGATCGTCCTGCCGCTTGATGCCGATGTTCTGGCCGACCATCAGGCGCTCGCCTATGTCAGCGGCGGCTATATCAAGGTGCCGGACGGCCATCGCTTCAAGGGCGCGAACGGTTTCAACCGTCACGGCGACACCGCGATCGCCGGAGCCTTGGCCTATTTCGCATCGCGATCCGAACTTGAATACTTCGGTTACACCACGGTCGATGAACTGGACACCATGGACGGCGTCCAGCTCTTCGAGGCGGTATCGACCGGAGACGCTCTTATCCCGACATTGAATGGAGGTCTTCACTGATGGCCACGCCACCCCGGATCATCGACCAGTGGGGAAACCCGATCTCGACCACAGACCTTGAAGATGAATTCGCCGCCCCCACCTTGGGCGGCATTCATTCTGTATGGCAGGAAACCATTGTCAGCGGCCTGACCCCGCATGCACTTGCCGAGGTTCTGCGGCAGGCAGGTCGCGGTTATCCCGACCGCTTCTTTTCGCTGGCGACCGACATGGAGGAACGCGACCTGCATTATGCGGCGGTGCTTGGCACCCGCAAGCGGGCGCTGACCGGGATCACGCCGCTTGTCGTTCCCGCGTCCAGCTCGGCCGAGGATGAAAAGATCGCCGACGCCGTGCGGGAAATGATCGGCCAGCCCGAGTTCGTGGACGATTATCTGACCGACCTGCTCGACGCCTTGGGCAAGGGCTATTCGGTTGTCGAGACCATATGGGACCGCAGCGCCAAGGAGTGGTGGCCGAAGCGTTATGAGTGGCGCGACCAGCGGCATTTCGTGATCGACCAGCGCGACGGTCGCACGCTCCGCCTGAAGGACAGCAGCATTGAAGGCGTTGACCTGCCGCCCTTCAAGTTCTCAATTCATCGCCCGAAGCTGATGTCCGGCCTGCCGATCCGCGCCGGTCTCGCCCGGCTGGCGGCGTGGGCGTTCCTCTACAAGAGCTATACGCTCAAGGACTGGATGGCCTTTCTGGAAGTTTACGGCATGCCGCTTCGCGTCGGCCGCTATAGCCGCAATGCCAAGGATAGCGAGAAGCGCGTGCTTCTGACGGCGGTGCGCAACATCAGCTCGGACGCAGCAGCCATTATCCCGAAGGAAATGGAGATCGAGTTTATCGAGGCCAAGGGTGGCACCGGCAATGCCGTCTTTTCGGCCAAGGCGGAATATCTCGACCGGCAGATTTCCAAGGGCGTCCTCGGTCAGACCATGACCACGGATGACGGCTCCTCGCTTGGTCAGGCGGCCGTGCATGAAAACGTCCGTCATGACATTGCCCGCGCCGATGCTCGCCAGACGGCGGTGACCGCAAACCGCGATCTTATCCGGCCGTTCGTGGACCTGAATTTCGGGCCTCGGGACAAATACCCGACGATGGTCATTCCCATCACCGAAAACGAGGACATCAAGGCGCTTGTCGAGGCGGTGACGGCGCTGGTGCCGCTCGGCCTTGAAGTTTCCATGTCCAAGGTACGCGAGCGCATCGGTTTCGAGGAGCCGGACGAAGATGAAAAACTTCTCAAAACCGTTGTGCCTGGCACAGCCCTGCCGAAGCCCGAGGAGCCGCCAGCGCCGGGGAAAAACAACCCGCTGAAGCCGAAGGACAGCGCGCAGGCCCGCGTCCAGCCGTGCGCCCATTGCGGCGGTTTTCATGCCGTCGCGGCTGACCAGCGGCCGGAACTGGAGGCGCTTGCCGACGAAGCGCTCTCGGAATGGGAAACCGATCTTGAGCCGCTCGTAAAGCCGCTTCAAAGGCTCTTTGAGACCTCGAAAAGCTATGCGCAGCTTGAGGCCGGTCTCGATGACCTGATTGCCAAGATGGATGCCGGGCCGCTCGCCGACCGGCTTGCCAAGCTGCAGATGAAGGCCAGAGGTTTGGGGGATATCGGCGATGGGCGTAGCTGATCTCTTCAAGACCGCGCCGAAGGAAGTCACCCGGTATTTTGACGGCAAGGCCAGCCTGCCGACCTTCGACTGGCGGGATATTGCGCCGGAGGAACATGCGTTTTCCTTCACCGTCGCCAAGTCGGCCGGTTACGATATTCTGGACGATGTCCGCTCTGCGATCTCCGAAGCGATCACCGGCAAGACGCCGTTTGAGGAGTTTCAGCGCAACCTCATGCCGGTGCTGCAGCAGAAGGGCTGGTGGGGCAAGGCGCTGGCATTTGACCCGGAGACCGGCGAGGAGAAGCTCGTGCAGCTCGGCTCGCCGCGCCGCCTGCGCACGATCTATTGGGCAAACACCATGTCGGCCCATGCGGCGGGCGAATGGGAGCGGACGCAACGGAACAAGGATTTCCTGCCCTTCCTCGTCTACACCCTGTCCACGGCCGAGCGGAAACGGCTGGAGCATGAAGGCTGGGTCGGCTTCGTCGCACCGGTGGACGACCCGATATGGAACCGCCTCTATCCGCCGAACGGTTGGGGCTGCATGTGCGGCGTGCGCCAGATCTCGCGCAGCGAGGCAATCCGCCTCGGCTGGCGTGAGGACACGCCCGTCATGCCGCTGGTCGAAAAGCCGTGGGTGAACAAGCGTACCGGCGAAACCCGCATGGTGCCGGTCGGCATCGATCCGGGCTGGGACACCAACCCCGGCAAGTATCGCGGCCAGAATGTCTCCCGCTTTCTTGAGGAGCGTCTCGGCTCCATGCCCACCGATCGGCAGCGCATCGCCATCCGCGATATAGTCCGCTCTCCGCTCCTGCAGGCGATGGCAGGCGGCAAAATGCCGAAATCCTATCTGCCGGTAGCGCAGATGCCGGGACCGGCTGTCGAGGCGCTTGGCGCATCCACCTCGGTTGTTCGCCTGTCGTCGGACAGTCTCGTCCATATTCTTCAGGAGCGCGCCGAGCGCGGGCTTGATCTCGACAATATCGAGGCGGCGATCGAGGTCATCATCAATCCGGCCGCGATCATCCGCAGCGCCTCGACCAACGCCGTCTCCCTGCTTGGGAAATCATCGGATGGCTTCTGGTGGCGGCTTGCCGTGAAAACGGCCGGGAACGGTTCGGAATGGTGGCTGACCAGCTTCCATCGCAAAAGCTACGCCGAGACATACAAGGTCATCGAGCGGGCGAAGCGGGCTGGAAATCTGATTGAGGGGGATTGAAAGGCGCGGAGGGTCGGCACTCCCTCGTTGATCCGGTAAAACCGTCCAAGTAAACCTTGCTCGCGCCTGTCATCAATATGCGCCCGAACCCCGAAATTATCAAGCCGGGCTTTGCTCCAGCACCGGATTGAAATAAACGGCCACAGAGCGCGATCACGGGTTAAAACGCTCAATCGCTCGTCCCGGCCGAGAAATCGCCTGTACGGCTTTCAATCCGGCTTCAATTTTGATGCCGTTCGGGTATTCTTCACCACAGATCAGGTTTTGGGAAAGATCGGCGTGGCACTGACAGTGTCAGTCTCTTAGGCCTCCCGCCGTCAGGGCATTAATCGCCCATGACGAAAAAAACCGCAACCGCAATTTTCAGCCTCACCGCAATCGCCGCTTCGAAGGGAAGGACCCCTCCGGAATGGGTCGAGCTGTTCCCGGCCGGTCCCGATATCGATGCGCGGGACGGTCGTCACTGGACGCTCCAGCCGCAGATCGTCGTTGAAGCCTTCAAGCTCAACGATGGCCCACTCGCGATCGACTATGAGCATGGTCAGGCCCATCTCGCACCGCAGGGCATTGCCGCTCCGGCTGCTGGCTGGATCGTGCTTGTCGAGGAACGCGACGGCGGTGTCTGGGGAAAGGTCGATTGGACGCCCAAGGCATCTGCGGCAATTGTCGACAAGGAATACCGTTTCCTGTCTCCCGATTTCGATCACACGATTGATGGCCTGATTTTGCGCCTCAACGGTGCTGGCCTCGTAAACCGGCCCGCACTGGTCATGACGGCTTTGAGCCGTGTCTCCCCTGAAGAAAAGGAAAATCCACCGATGTCGAAGGCAATTGCCAAGGCGCTCGGTCTTGCGGAGGATGCCGATGAAAAGGCTATCCTTGCGGCACTGACTGCGCGTCAGGATGAGCGTTCCGCCCTGTGCGGCCTGCTCAAGATCGAGACCGGCGCACAAGCCGAGGCGATCACCGCCGCCGTCACCAAGCTGCAGACAGAGACCGAAACGGCGCTTGCGTCCGTCAAGTCGAACACGTCTGTCGCCGAGGTCGCGGCCCTTAAGACCGATCTGGACCAGGCCCGCACGGCGCTTGCCGCGCTCCAGAAGAAGGACACCGATCGCGAGATCGACGCCGCCCTCGATGCCGAGATCGCGGCCGGGAAAATCACCCCGGCATCCCGTGACGGCTATCGCGCCATGTGCGCCGAAAAAGGTGGGCTGGAGCGGTTCACGGCTCTTGCCGCGACCCTGCCGGTCATCTGCGCGCCGTCCGATCTGGACAACCGCAACGTCAACACCCGGACCGCCGAGGATGACCGCGACCCGGTCGTGATCGCCTCGCTTGCCCGCAAGTATCAGGACGATCAGGCCGCACTCGGCATCAGCGTCTCGATCTCCGAGGCCGTCCGCCATGTCGAGGAGACGAAGACGAAATGACGACGCCCATTCTCATCAAGTCTTTCCGCGTCGGCCTCGCCGCGATCGCCGGCTATCTCATCGTCAAGGCTGCGGCCGAAGGCAAGGTCGCCGCAGCTGCGGCTCCAACCGACCCGCTGGTCGGCGCAGCCACCATGCTCGGCGCTCCGGCTGAAGGCATCCTTGATGTCGATCAGGCCGGTTGGTCCGAGGTTCGCTGCGGCGGCAACATCTCCTTTGGTGACCCGCTGACCTCCAATGCCAACGCAAAGGCCGTCAAGGCCGTGCCGGTTGCCGGGTCCGTGGTGCGCATCATCGGCTTCGCGATGTCGGACGGTTCCGCCGACGATGTCATTCCCTATCAGGTCGCGCCCGGCGTTCTTTCCACGCCCGCCTAACTTCGAGGACGCTTAATTGAGCACCACCAATCGACCCTTTCCGGTCTCGCCGACACTGACGGCGATTTCCATCGGATATCGCAATCCGGCCGCCACGCTGATCTATGACCGCGTGCTGCCGGAAGTCGATGTCCTCGGCGACACCTTCAAATGGACCGAGTTCCCGCTCGGCGAAGCCTTCACCGTGCCGGAGCTGGAAGTCGGCCGCACCGGCCAGCCCGGCCGCATTGAGTTCACCGGCGAGGAGCGCGACAGCAGCGTCCGCAATTTCGGCCTTGATGATCCTATTCCTTATTCGGATATCAGGGAGGCTGAGAAGGCGCGGCGCGAGAAGCGCTCCACAATTGACCCCGAGGCGATGGCGACCGAAGGTCTCACCAATCTTCTCCAGCTCGGCCGCGAGGTTCGTGCCGCCGCCGTGGTGCAGGACCCCAACAACTATGATGCTGCCCGCCGTCTGGTTCTGGCCGGGAACCAGCAGTTTTCCGACTTCGCCAACTCCGATCCTTATGCCGTGATTGATGAGGGCATGGACAAGACGCTTGTCTATCGTCCCAACACAATCACCATGGGCCAGCCCGCATGGTCGAAGATCAAGCGCCATCCGAAGCTGATCAAGGCCGTCAAGGGCGGGCTGACGGAAGACGGCGCGATCACCAAGCAGCAGTTCGCCGATCTCTTTGAAATCGACATCAAGAACCTGCTGATCGGTGTCGCCCAGGTGAACCTTTCCCGCAAGGGTCAGCAGGTGAACCTCAGCCGTGTCTGGGGCAAGACGATCTCGCTGCTCTACATCGATCCGACGAAAAAGCAGGCGGATGGCTCTGTCATCACATGGGGCTTCACCGCTGCCAACGGCAAGCGCATCGCCGGTTCGATCGAGGACAAGGATATCGGTCTTGAAGGTGGAAAGCGCGTCCGTGTCGGCGAAAAGGTCCGCGAACTCGTCTGCGCCAAGAGCGTCGGCTACCTGATCCAGAACGCCGTCGCCTGATCGGCCTTCTCCCCTGAAACCATCATCGGCCCTGCGGGGCCGGTCGCACAACCCGACCGGAGACAGTGACATGGGAACTCCCGAAGAAGAGAAGGCCAAAGCTGAAGCCGCTGCCAAAGCCAAGGCGGAGGCCGACGCAAAGGCGAAGGCCGAGGCGGAAGCGAAGAAAAAGGCCGAGGCCGAGGAAAAGGCCAAGGCTGAAGCCGCTGCGAAAGCCAAGGCGGAAGCCGACGCAAAGGCGAAGGCCGACGCTGAAGCGAAGGAAAAAGCCGAGGCCGAGGAAAAGGCCAAAGCCGAGGCCGCTGCCAAAGCGAAGGCGGAAGCGGAAGCGGAAGAAAAGGCGAAGGCTGAAGCGGCCGAGAAGGCCAAAGCGGAGGCGGAGGCGAAAGCTGCTGCGGCCGCCGCCAAGCCCGGCCCGCAGGCCAAACAGGAAATCCGTCTTTCCGGCAAAACCTACGCGCCGGGTGAACACCTGCCCGGCGACGTGGACGAGGCCGATCTCGCCACCTTCAGGGCGCTCGGCGCTATCTGATCCGCCTCCCAAGCGGCGCGACCAGCTCCCGCAGCAATCCGGCTGCGGGGGCATCTTCAACGGGTTTCTTCCATGGCATATGCAAGTCGCACCAATATCGAGGATTTGTGGGGTTCCGAGTTCATCGCGGACCTTATTCGCGAGGACGTGGACGCCGAGGTTGCCATTGCCCGCGCCGTCGAACAGGCCAGCGGCGAAATCGACACCCATCTTTCTGCCCGTTATGCGACACCGATCCCCGGCACGCCGCAGGCGCTCGTCATGCCCTGCGTGAACATCGCCGTCTATTATCTGGCGATCCGCCACACCAGTCTCACCACCACGATCGAGGACCGCTACAAGCAGGCCGTCGAGCTGCTGAAGCGCATTGCCGATGGCAAGGCGGGTCTTGGCGCTGACGAGCCGAAGGTTCCGACCGATGACGGCCTGTCATCCAGTGGCGCTGCATTCTATTCCGGGCCTCGTCTGTTCGGCCGGGATCGCCTGCCATGAGCGGTATCGTCACGGAACTTGTCGGTTACGAGGAGGCGATTCTCACCCTTGATGGGATCGAGAACGCGCCGCTCGGCGAATTGAACGAAGGCATCGGCCGTCTCGTGCAGGGCCAGATACGTCACCGTATCGAGGTCGAAAAGACCGAGCCGGACGGAACGCCGTGGGTTCGCAATAATCAGGGAACCAGCATCCTGTTTGCTTCAGGCGCTCTTTCCCGCTCGATCGACTATATCGCCGACGCCACCACCATCATGATCGGCTCCGGTCTGGTCTATGCCCGTATCCACCAGCTCGGCGGCATCATCAAGCCCAAGAACGGCAGTGCGCTGAAGTTCTGGTGGGTCTCCGGCGGCTTTGTCAATTTCGCCGTGGTCAAACAGGTCGAAATGCCTGCCCGGCCGTATCTCGGCATGTCCGTCGCCAACCAGAACGAACTGGTCGAGACAACAGAGGACTGGCTTTCCAGACTGGTGCAGCGATGAGCGGCCGTCTTATCACCTTCCGTGAATCGGTTCTGACCGACATCAAGCGCATCCTGCCCAACCTTCGATCATGCGAGGCGCAGTTCGGCCGCTTCGATCTGTCTGAGCTGGAGCGCGAAATGATCCGTGCACCGGGCGTGCGCCTTGCGATCCTGCGCAGCCCGCTTGCATGGCAACCGAACGGACAGGCCGAGGCCGCGTTGAACATGGTTGCATTTGTCATCACCGAAGGCTCCAAGCGCGAGGAAGACGGCTGGAACATTGCCGAGGCGATCGGCACGCTTCTTCACCCGGCGCAGCTCTGGGGCATGACGAAGCTCACCGCGCCGTCTTCTGTCGTCATCCAGCCGATCATCTCCGCAGCCGTGAAACAGCGCGGCGTCGGCGTGATGTCCGTCGAGTGGAACCAGACGCTTCGCCAGCTCGGCGACGGGCTGTTCGGTCCTGACGGCGTCGTCATCTCCGAATTCGAGGTGAATGGCGAGCAGATCGATATGCCGGAGGCCGGTCATGTCTGATGCCGATATCATCGTCCGCGAGTTTCGCGGCATCTACAAGAATATTGACGATCTCAATCGCCGCCTTGTGGCATCGCAGATGACCGGCCGTGTCGCCGAGATCGATGGCAGCCGCGTGCGGCTGGAACTGGCCGCAGTCGGTGCCAACGGCAAGCCGTTCCTGTCGCCGTGGGTGCAGGTGCAGGAAGCGGCCGGAGCCACCGGCACGAACATGCCCGTCGCGATCGGTGATCCCATGCGGCTGTTTTCACCAAACGGCGAGATCGGCAGTCAGTCGCTCGCGATCCGCGACAGCCACACCGACGATGCACAGAACCCGGCCGGGACGCCGAAGGAGCTGGCAATCACCTATGCCGGGTCCGCGATCCGCATGACGGCCGAGGGCCTGAAGCTGTCGCATGGCGGCTCCAGCATCACGCTTTCTGAAGACACCATCCATGCCCTTTCGGCCCACCTGCGCCACAACGCCAAGAACGTCGGCGACACCCATAACCATGGCGGCATCCGCAGGGGTGGCGAAAACACCTACGAACCAAACGCATAAAGGAGCCTTCAATGACCTCTAAAAAGACTTTCACCGTCACCGCAAAAGCCGGAATTTTTGTCGCGGGCGTCCGTTCGCCCGGCGTCGGCAAGCCCATCGAATTGACCGACGAACAGGCGGCCTATCCGCTGATCGCCGGTGAGATCGAGGAGCCGGGCAAAAAGGCGGAAGCGCCTGCAGGTGAAACAGACCCCCCGCCTGCAGCCAAAGCCAAGGCTGTGAAGGAGTAACCCATGCGGGCCGGTATCGACGCGAGGACAGGCAAGATGCTGCTCGGCTGGAAGCATTGCGTCCAGTCGATCAGGAAATGCCTGACGACACGGTTGGGAAGCCGTGTCCTTCGCCGTCATATCGGCTCGGTACTGCGCGAGCTGCAGGACGGCAATGCCGATGCCACAACCATTCTTGCAGCCTATCGGGCAATTGCCGATGCGCTCAATGATCCTGATGGTGGCGAACCCGGTTTCAGCCTGCAGAAGATCGAGCTGCTCGAATACAAGCGCACCGGCCGCTTCATTTTCGTTCTGACGGGCGTCTGGTTCCCGCGTGGCCACCTCGGCGACTGGTCCGTCTACGAAACCGTCAATACGTCTTGGCCGGAGGCCGCATGAGCTTTCAGATTATCGACCTTTCCCGCCTGCCGGTTCCCGACGCGATCGAGACATTGAGCGCCGAGGCGATGATTGCTGCCTTCAAGGCGCGCTTCCTTCAGGTCTGGGAAATCCAACGTCAGCTTGACCCGACGCTGCCCGCCTATGAGACGCTCGATCTTGAAACCGACAGCGCCAATATCGTCGGTCAGGCTTGGACCTATCTGCGGCTTCTCGATCGCCAGCGCGTTAACGACGCTTTCCGTGCCTTGCTCGCGCCCTATGCCAAGGGTTCCGATCTGGAGGCGATCGCCGCCGACAACAACGTTGAGCGCCAGATCGTGACACCGGCAACCGCCAACACCGACGCCGTAATGGAGGGCGATGCGTCCTTGCTTCGCCGCTACCTGTTGTCGCTTGATGCGCCTGCCTCCGGTTCGCCCGGCCGTTACCTCTATGATGCATGGACGGCATGGCCGCAGACTGACGACAGGACACTCGGTCTTTGGGACGCCCGGATCAACGGTCGCGCTATTCACGGCCGTCGCGGCGATACCGATGTTGTGTTGATTGGACCTTTCGGCCGTGAACCGACCTCGGCCGAACTGACGACCGTGCGCGCCGCTGTTCTCGATCCAGACCGAACGCCGGAGGCTGTCAGCGTTTCCATCATGGCCGCGACCCGCAGGGAATATCAGGTGTCTCTGGTACTGGAGATCGTCGGGACCGGCCCGTCGCCTGATCTGCTGAAGGCCGAGGCGGAAAAGCGTGTGACGGCCGCAGCGATCGAGCGAACCACCGTCGGCGGCGAAATTCCTGAAGGCCTGCTGTCCGGCGCTGCCTATGGCGCCAACATCGTGAAGGTGCGCGACCTCACGCCGGTAGCGATCGAGCCTCATCCATATACCGTGCCGGTCATGACCGGGCTGACGGTGGTAACGGAGGTTCGGACATGAGGGACGTTGCCGCGCTTCTTCCGTCCAATTCCGAGCCTTTTGAATACGCGCTTGCCGGTGGCATGTCCGATGACCTGGCTGTGCCTTTCGCCGACCTGATGGACCCGTACAAGACGGAAGCGCGGCTGCTGCCCTATCTCGCCGCGCACCATTCGGTTGACCTCTGGTACGACGACTGGAGCGAGGAGCGGAAGCGGGAAATGATCGCCCAATGTGCCGGGCGCTCAGTTCTTTATCCCGGCTCGCGATTGGCGGCCCTGAAAGGCACGCTTGTTGGCCTGAAGCGCTATCTGGCTTTCGTGGATGCCGATATCATTGACCGCATCGCCCATCCCGCCCGTTTCACCTTCGGTCGCGCCGTCATCGGCCGCACGCCGATCGCGCACCAACCGTTCACGGCACATTATCTCATCAAGGTGAGCCTGACCGCTCATAGTAATCGTTTCCAGATTGGTCGCAGCTCTTTGGGTCGCGCCTCTCTGACCAGTGTCAGTCTTGAGCCGATCCACCGTGCCAAGCGCGCCATGGTCACCGCCAAGACGCCGGACACGCTCTATTCGGTGTCCTTCGCATGGCGGCGCGGCATCACCTTTAACGACAATATCTTTATCGACGGAAGCCATGCCTTCGGCGGTTACATGGACCGCAAGCGGCTGGATTGAGGGAAACAGACATGCAGAGAACTTCTTTCGCGGAAGCCGAAATCGCCGATCATGCGGACTTCGAAGCGATCGGTTTGCAATCGCAGGACGCGACCGATCATCTTTGGCTCGATGCCATCGGCTACCCCGCCCATTGGGCCGCCTTTACGGTGGCCCGCAAATCCGCGCAGGAAATTACGGTTTCGACCGGGCGCTATGTCGCTGGCAAGATCGTCTACGCGCAGGCCGCACCGAAGGATATGAACCTTCAGCTTCATATCCCGGTTGCTGCATCCGATCAGCGGTGGGTTGCCATCCTCTTGCGTGGCAAAGAAGTCACCGACACGGAAACCCGTCCATTTGAAACATCGGACGATCCCGAGACCAGTGTCATCGTCAACCGCACCACGCCAAAGACGATCCGCCGCGTTGTCGAACTGATCGTGCAGCAAGGCGAAGCAAATCCGGTTCCGGTCAAGCCGCTTGTGGACGCAACGGACGCATGCATCGCTTTCGTGCTGTTGACTGCCTCTGGCGTCGATACCATCGAGCCGGCTAACGGCGACCGCGTGAAAACCCTCTACGAAGTGGAGGGCCGGGTAACATCGCTGGAAGTCGATCTTGATGGCCTGTTCATGCGGACCGAGACGATTGAAACGCAGATCGTCAACATCAAGGCTAAGCTGACGGAAATCCCGCGCCCGGTCATTATCCGTCAGATGCAGCGCGATATCGGAGCTGCCCGCCTGAAAGTTGATCTGCCGGATGAGGCGCGTGCTTACGTTTTCGATCAGGCGCTCACTCTCGACCGTTGGGACATGACCCATGTGGACTGGCTGGCGCGCATTGAGGAAGGCGTGCGGTTCGGCTTTGCCGCCGAGGCGCAAGCCCGGCTTGAAGTCCAGGCGGAAGATGATCCGAAGATCTACTTCCGTGGCCGTCGCATGGTGCCAGCCTTTGACGAAGTAACCCGCATCGCAAATACCGCGCTTGATTCCACGCTGCTGATTTCGCAGTTGGTGCATACCGAGATTACAGCCATCCGGAAGGAAGCCTCGCGCGTTCGTGTCACCTACGGCCCGACGCAGTGGGCTTGCGAAAATCAGGCGGGCTGGTCGGCTCTTGGCGGCGATGCGCGTGTCGGGCAGATTTTCAACATCGGCGGCGAGGAATTCCAGATTGTCGATATCCGTGCCAATGGTGGTCCCGGTCATCAGACCTATGGCGTCCGGCAAATCCGGTACGAGAACTATAACGAGGTCTATTGGGAATATGTCACCGAACAAATCGGCCTTAACGGCTCGATTTATGGGCAGACCTTCCTTGTGGCGCAGCCCATGCAGGCGACCAGCCTTGAACTGTCGTTCGCCCGCGTCGGCAATGATGGTGATGTCCACGTTCTGATCGTGGAGACCACGACTGGCGGCGTTCCGCGATTTGATGCAGTGCTGGCGAAAGGCCTCCTGAAACACGCTGATATCAAGGTCGGCTGGAACAAGGTGGAGCTGCCCATCACGCTACTGGAAAGCGGAAAGCGCTATGCATTTGTGACCGTGACGACTGGCCAGCACGCACTGCATATCTCGGCTTCGAACAAGTACACGGGCGGAACGCAATTCCTGACGACAGACGGCGCTTTCGCGCAGGGGTCGATGGAAACCGATATTTGCTTCAAGCTGAATGCCGCCCGGTATCGCAGTCCGCGCACCGTCATTCCGATGCGGGCGCTCAACCTCGCGGACGGCATGACCCAAATCGACATGCTGTTTGCCGGTTGGGTCCCGGGCGGTTGCCAGCTCGGATGGGAAATCCGCCCTTCCGGCTCGGCCGTGTGGACCGAACTGGATGACGGCGACCCGGCGACAAATCCGCTTGTCGGCCTTCCTGCCTCGGTGGAGTTGCGCATGGTGATGATGGGCACGGCCGATTTGCAGCCGATGATCCAGCTCGACGACAAGGCGATTTCGCGGGTGGCCCGCAATCGCAGTACAATGCGAGCGGTTAGCAAAAACCTGCCGTTCGGTTTTTCCACCACGCATGTCCAGACGCAATACACGCTGGATAGCTTCGATCCGGCGCGACACACCTTCACCCCTGCCATCATGGTCGGCAACACGGTTGTGAACCCGGACGCAACGGTAATCACTGTTGATCCGCAGGTGCCATCGCGTCGGACCTACCTTTCCACCTACACGCTCGGCGCTGCGGCCAATGCTGCCCGCATGCGCCCGGCCGCTACCACCACCAATCCTGTATCCGTGCCGTTCGTGCAGGATGCATTTATTGCCGCGCTCTAAGGGGTTCCCATGGCTTTCAAGATCGATCCAGAAAAGAGCTACGATGTGAAATTGACGCGCGTCGTGAAGCGCGCGCCGTTCACCTACTATCCTCTAAACGAAATCAACATGCGCGGATCGCTGGTTGCAGCGATCATTGCGCAGGAAGGCGACGAGGTGCTTGAATATGCCAGAGAGGTCTGACGGCTATCAGCTTCCATCGTGGCCGAAGACGCTCATTGATCGGCTATTGTGGAATACCACGATGGCCGACCTTCACGAGCGGCTCACAGCCCGTGAGGAACTGGAAGCATCATTCGAAAGCCTGATCGAGCAGGGCATTCAGGCTTCGCTTCAGTACATTCAGGTGAACGTCGCGCCCCAGCTCGTTGAGCTGAAAACCGCGATTGCTCTGGCGCAAGAGCAGATCGACCAGATCATCATCGGCGGAAAGGCACCGGACACGCTCAAGTTCGGCGGGCAACTGCCTGCGTATTATGCGACGGCGGAAGCGCTATCTAGTGGATTGGCCGAGAAGGTGCCAAACGAGCGCAAGGTTAACGGAAAAGCGCTTTCCGGCGATGTGACCTTGGAGAAGGCCGACGTTGGTTTGAGTAACGCCGACAACACGGCGGACAAGGACAAGCCTGTTAGCGATTCGCAAAAGGCTGCTTTGGATGCCCGTGTCAAATGGTTCGCTGCGGGGGATGCGCTGCCTAGCGAGAACATCGGGCCGATCTGGCACGATGCTTACAAGTCTCTGATGACATGGCAGAGTTTCGCGGCGAACGGCGCGGCCTATACGGGCTATGCCAGTCTTGATGTGGGGAAGCCTACTCATGATGCTGTGTTGCGGCCCGGCTTTCTCAAGTTGAACGGGGCATCCTTCCAAAAAACCGCTTACGTCGCCCTGTGGAACTGGGCGCGACATAACGGCTTGGTTGTTGCCTCGGGAACGTGGACTTCTGGCCCGTTTGTCTTTCACGACAACGGTGACGGCACTTTCAGAGTGCCTGATCTCCGGGGCGAATTCTTCCGGTCGGCGGATGACGGGCGCGGAGTCGATAGCGGGCGCACGGTAGGCTCATGGCAAGCCCATATGACCGCCTCTCACTCGCACGGCGTCAATGATCCCGGCCATAACCACGGCGTCAACGATCCGGGTCACGTCCACGGTGGTGTGCAGAATAGCCAGTCAAGCACGGGACGTTCAACCTCCACCGACCAGCCTCCAGCCGTATATTCTTTCGGTAACACCTGGGGTGCGGTGACGGGCATCTGGCTTAACGCTAGCGGGACAGGGATAAGCATTCAAGCCGCTGGCGGCGTCGAAACCCGCCCCCGGAACACGGCCTTCCTCGCCTGCATCAAATTCTAAGGAACGATAATGTCAGAGGCATCAAGCATACCAGCTATCTTCAATTTCAATGCGGAGACAGGCGAATATCTGTTCGCTTCGGTTCCTGACCGTGACCCCCTCGTCAACGATCGTTTTCTCGTTCCTGCGAATGCGACAACGCTTCAGCCGCCAGAGCCACGGGAGGGCTTCATCTGCCGCTTTGTGGGCGGCGTATGGGGTTACTCTCCTGTCGGTGATCTGGAAACGCCACCGACTGAAGAACCTGTCGTGACTGCCGCCATGGTGGATGCTGTGAAAGATATTCGCATTGCGTCCGGCTTTGGCTTTCAAGGCAACGTCTACCAGACGCGGCCAGAGGATCGCGAAAACATCGCAGGCGCGGCCACGGCGGCGCTCGCGGCTATAATGGTCAACGGCGTGCAGCCGGGCGACTTCCGGTGGCACGGCGGCGAAACCGATTTCGAATGGATCGCCGCCGATAACACAACCCACCCGCTCGATGCTCAAACAATGTTCGCGATGGGGCAAGCCGCCATGGCACATAAACAGGCTCACATCTGGGCAGCAAGAAAGCTGAAGGACATGGCTCCCATCCCGGCCGACTACACGGAGGATCAATACTGGCCACAGATGCCAAGTAGACAGGCTTCGTGAAATAGGTCATTAAATAGGCTTCAAGGGCGGTTCAAAACCGCCCTTTTTCATTGCCGTACTGACAGTGTCAGGCTCTCAGCCTATCCCTTTGAAATCTAGTTTGTTTCCAATTCGACCTTTGGAGACGGCTAATGGCACTCGATTTTAATCACGGCGTCCGCGTAATAGATGCTGGCAGCGAAAGCAGGCCGCTTGAGACGGCCGACAGCTCTGCGATCGGCGCGGCCGTCATTGCGCCGGACGCCTCAAACACACTTTTCCCATATGACGAGCCGGTGGCGTTCTACACCCACGAGGCCGACAAGGTGGCCGCACTCGGCACGACCGGCACCGCGATCGACATTATTAATGCGATCCGGGCGCAGGGGATCGAGGCGCAGTGCGTATTTGTTCGTTGCGAGGCTGGCCAGACGCCGGAAGCCACCCGCGCCAAGTTGCAGGGTTCGGCCGCGTCGATGACCGGCGTTCACGCCCTTTCCTTTGCTCGCGGTCATGTCGGTGTCGAGCCGGGCCTTGTGATCGCGCCCGGCTATTCTTCCGGCCGCGTCGAAGATGCCAAAAACCCGCTCGCTGATGCGCTGGAGCAGGTGTCGGAAAAGCTGAAGGCGATCGCAGTTGTTGACACGGGCGGCCCCAATTCCGCGACCAGTCTCGCGTTCAGAGCCGATTTTTCCTCCCGCTACACCTATCTGGTTGATCCGTTCGTCCGGGTTGCTTCCGGCGCGACCATCGTCACCAAGCCTGCTTCGCCCTTCGCGGCGGCAATGTTCGTGAAGCGCGACAAGAAAAAGGGTGGAGCGTACTGGTCCCCTTCGAACCAAGAGGTCAAGGGCATCCTCGGCACGGCACGGCCGATCACCTATTTCGACGGCGAAATCGATCACGAGGCGAACCTCCTCAACCAGAACGGCATTGCCACATTCATTCCGTCCCGGCTTTCGCAGGGTGCCAACGGCCAGTTCGCGACGAACGGTCGCATTCTTTGGGGTAACCGCACCGCCTCCACAGACACCCTCTGGCAGTTCGTCAACGTGGTCCGTACCCGCGCCACCATCGAGAAAGCCATCATCAATGGCTTCCGGCCGTGGGCCAATGACGAGAACCTGACGGCACAGCATGTCATCGCCGTGATGCGCAGCCTGCAGGACCTGCTCGACAGCATGCAGGCGGTTGGCGCTATCCTTGGCGGTCGCGTCTATTGGGACCGGGCAATGAACGGCAATGCGAACCTGCGTCTCGGCAAGCTTCGCGTCGAGTTCGATGCCGAAGAAACGCCGCCGCTCGAAGACCTGATCTTCGGATCGCGCCGCAACGAGGCGTACTTTGACACCCTCGCCAATGAAATCCAGCGCCGTGTGACTGCCGAGTTCGGCGGCACGATCGCCGATTATCTCTCCGCCGCATAAGGGGCCACCATGACACTGCGCATCATTCGGGGCTTCACGCTCAACGTCAACGACAACGTCAATCTGGCGCTCGACATCGAGACGCTGAAGCTTCCAGCGCTGGAAGAAATCACCGAGACCTTCCAGCCGGGCGGCTCGGACATGGAGCTGGACATCACCGGCCTCGGCATCAAGGCGCTCACCATGCCGTTCAAGCTGAAGAGCCACACGCCTGAAACGCTTGCCCTGTTCGGCGGGCCTGCCGGTGTCCGTCAGAACTGGACCGGCAAGAAGCTGGTGATTTCCGAGGAAGACGGTACGGAGCACGAGCATTCGATCGACGTGACCGGCCGTCTGTCCAAGGTCGAGGGCGAGTCCATGGCTGGCGGCAAGGCCACCGGTTACGACCACGAGATCAAGTCGATCTGGTCCTACACCGAATATTGGGACGGTCGCGTGATGCACCGCTTCAGCTTCAAAAAGGGCGGATGGGACATCTGGAACTATCAGGCCATCAATTCCACCCGCCGCTCCATCCTCTTTTCGTAAGGTCTCAACATGTCGCTCGTTTTCGAAGTCAAAATCCCGCTCACCGTCCCGGTCCCTGTCAAGGACACTGACGGCAAAGAGGCCAAGCGGGACAGTTTCACGATGTTCCGGCCGAACGTCGCTCACGCCAAGCAGCTCGCTGTGCTGATTGGCCCGAAGCTCGCCTCGCAACTGATGAGCGACGGCAAGGCAAATATCGATGATGTCGACATCGGCGGGCTTATTACCGAACTTTCCAGCACGCTGTTGACCACGGATGGTCTCGACAGCCTGACCGGGATCGTCGCTTCGATGTCGCGGGAGGACTCGGCTTTTATCGATCAGCTCGACTGGCTCGATCTCGTCTCTGTCGGCAAGGCGTTGCTTGATTTTTTTCCGGCACTCCGGTCCCTCGGGCGTTCGAATACGCAGCCGACCTAGCGGCCGTCTACAAGTTCCAGCCCTCGGAAATCGCACAGATGCCTTGGCTGGACGCTCTCTCCTATCGCGCAGAACTTCCCCGTTTGACCGGAACCGCCCAAAGGACCGAATGACATGGATATCTCTTTTGTCATTCGGCTGATCGACCAACTGACCGGACCCGCCAAAAAGGTGAAGTCCGGCCTTCTCGATTTGGGCCAAGCGGCCAAGCAGGGCTTCTCCGGCGCGATCAAGGACGGCTTTACCGTCGAGAATATCGAGACCGCTACCAGAAACGCCGAGGCGGCACTGCGCGATGCTCGCGGCCGCATGCTTGGCGCGTTCGGGCAGGCCATGACGCTTGCCGCGCCGATCTTCAAGGGCGCGAATTTTCAGGACGCCTTTATCGACTTCGCCAACGTCGCGGAAATCCCGATCGACCGCATGGGCGAGATCGAGGCGCGGCTGATTGCACAGACCCGCACCACCGGCAAGAACAAGACGGAGTTGCTGCAAATCCTTGCCACCTATGTCGGCAAGGGTATGGACCTTGACGAGAGCCTTGCGGCGATCGAGGCGACCGGCCGGGCATCGACTGCCACCAAGGCGGAAGTCGGCGACATGGGCAATGCCGGTTACGCCGTCATGGATAACCTGAAGGTTGCCGCGACCGATCTCGCCAAGGCGTTCGATGTCATGGCGTCCACCGGCAAGTCCGGCTCATTCGAGCTGAAGGACATGGCGCGCAATTTCCCCGAACTGACGGCCAACGCCTCGGCGCTGAAGATGCAGGGCGTTCCGGCCGTGGCATCGCTTGCCGCCGCTCTCCAGATCGCCATGAAGTCGGCAGGTTCTGCTGATCAGGCCGCAAACAACATGTCGAACTTTCTAGGGAAGATCACTTCGCCGGACACGGTGAAGAACTTCAAGAAAATGGGTATCGACATCGAGAAGGAGATGAAGACAGCAGCCGCGAATGGCACCGATCCATTGCTGCATTCGCTGGAGCTGATCAAAAAGGCGACGGGCGGCGACCAGTACAAGATGGGCGAGCTGTTCGCCGACAAGCAGGTTCTCGATTTCCTTCGCGCCCTGATCCCCAATCTGGAGGATTACAAGCGCATCCGTGATGAGGCCGGTGCTGCGAGCGGCGTCATCGACAAGGATTTCGTCAACGTCATGTCTGGCCTGAAAACCCAGATCAAGGGTCTCGTGACCGAGATCGATAACCTGTTTTCTGCAGGCGGCGCATTGCTGCCCGTGGTGCAGGATATTGTCCTTCGCGGCACGGCAATCGTGCGGATGGTCAACGACTGGACCACGGCGAACCCGGAGCTGACGGCGACGATCGTGAAAATCACGGCCGGGCTACTGGCGGCATCGGTTGCCATGCGCGTGGCCTCCTATGCATTCGCCGCCATGCGGCTGTCCGCGATCGGCTTCACCTCGACCTTCCTGCGGTTTCAGGATGGCAGGAACATCGCCACCGGCTGGCGCATCATCGCCGGTGCATGGCGGTTTGCGGCGGGCAGTGCCTCGGCGCTCGGCTCGGCGCTTCTGCCGGTCGCAGGCCGGATTCCGATGCTGCGAAACGCGATCGCCGGTCTTTCCTTCATCTCGGCCGCGAGCGGCGGCGGGCTTGCCGGTTCACTGTCGGCCGTCACAGCCGCACTGACCGCCTTCGCCTCTGGTCTTGCAGGCATCGTCGCCGGGATCACAGCGCCGGTATGGGCGATCGCGGCCGTTCTGGCGGGAGCCGGATTTGCAGTCTGGAAGTATTGGGATCGTATTTCCTCATTCGCGTCCGGTTTCGCAGGGCCGATTGTCGCCTTCTTCAATACCGGCGTCGAGGGCGTCACGAAGGCGCTGTCGCTCCTCGTGGACCGTATCGGCACGGCGCTTAACATCGATCCCGCCTCGATCGCAGCGTTCAAAGCCTCCATGGCAAAGATGTTCGATTTCAGCGCGATGATCGACGCCGCAAAGGAGAAGCTCGGCGAGATATGGAAAGTGATCACGTCTTTCTTCTCGCAGGAAAAGCTGTCTGACTCCGACAAGGAGGCAATGCGTGCTGCCGGTGCAGCGCTCGGCACTGCCGTTGTCGACGGCTTTAAAGCGGCTTTTGAAGCACTCTATAGCTGGTTGACTGGTGTGCCAGGGCGAATTCGCGCCGCTATTGGCAGCATCGATCTCACAGGCCTTTTTAAGTTGCCTGCAATATTTGGCGGTAGTGACGATATGTCCGTTGCGGAGCCGTATCAGCCATCACCGGGCGCTGGAGGAAATCCGCCAGCCGCAGGCGGTTCTACTTCCAACACCACGATCAACCAGAATGTGACGCAGAATATTTCGTCGCCTGATCCCAAAGCTGCTGGCGATGCGGCGGCATCGAAACTGGAATCACTCTCGTCCGTGCGTTCCGGCGCATTTAATGACGGAGCCACACCATGAGTTCAGCTTTGCTCGCCCTCGGCCCGCATATCTTCCAGATCGACCGTCTGAACTATCAGCAGTTCGCCCGGTCGACGGAAGCAAAATGGGCGTCCATTCCTCGTTTCGGAACCTATCCCGGCCGCCAGTTCGTCGGTTACGGCGATGATCCCATCACGATCTCAGGGCTGCTGTTCCCTGACGAGTTCGGCGACAGGGCCGATTTCGAGGCCGTGCGGACAACGCAACGCGCCGCCAATCCGGTCATGTTGATCGGTTGGGCAGACACCAGCTCGACCGTCGCGACGATCTACGGTCGCGTTGTGATCCTGTTTGTTGATGATGAGCAGTCAGCCATCAACAGGGCGGGCCTCGGACGCAAAGTGAGCTACACGATCGAAGTTGCGCCCTTCCATGATGGCGGCAAGCCTGTGGGGCTGTTCCTATGAGCGCCACCATTATCCCGGCCGGAACCCGCGTCATCGAACTTGAAGACCTGAGTATTGACCTCGTGTGCTTTGAGCACGCCTTCAAGGCTCTCAATGATCGGCGCGTGGCGGGCAAACTGGATGGTTATGTCGAGGCGACCCTCGAAGCCAACCCGAGTATTGCCGATCGCGGCCTCCTTCTTCCGCTGGGAGGCACAATCATTCTGCCGGAGTTCACTATCCGGGCCACGTCCACCGCTGTCGTGAGGCTTTGGGATTGATGCGCCATAAACCGTTCATTGAGTGCTTTGTCGGCGGAAAGGCCGTTGCGCCGGGTTTTTATGACCGCCTGTCAACGGCGACCGTCACGGATAATGCCGGTCAGGAAGCCGACCGCATTGAATTGGTTTTTGATGATTCCGGCAATGCGATCCAGATGCCGGAAAAGGGAGCGAAGCTCTCTGTTTCGTTCGGCTATAAGGAATTCGGCTCGTGGGTCATGGGCGAATTCACGGTCGAGAAAAACAGGATCAGCTTCGGGCAGGACGGCGACAAACTGACCATTTCGGGTCACTCGGCCGACATGCGCGAGGACGTTAAAGAGCAAGGCTCTGAACATTTTGATCAGACGACGATCGGTGATGTGGTCGAGCAGCTCGCCAAGCGCCATGGCTATGACGCAAAGGTCAGTCCCGAAATGGCATCGAAGCAAATCGAGTATATCGCCCGCGTCGGGCAGAGTTCGCTTGATTTCCTGACCCGCCTTGCGGACCGCAACCGGGCACTTTTTTCGATCAAGGGCAACAAATTCCTGTTCCTGACTCGCGGCATCCTGCCAACGATCACGATCGACAAGAGCGAATGCGAGAGCGGCGATTTCGAGGTCGAGCCTCGCACCAAGTTCGGCACCGTCGAGGCCTCCTATTTCGACCGCGCAACCGGCAAGACAGAAACCGTCTCGCATTCGACGGGATTGACCGGGCCGGTGCGTCGGCTGCGCACCGTCTATGCCAACAAGGCCGAGGCGGAAGCTGCAGCCGGATCGGAAGGCGACAAGCTCGGCCGGGCGACCGGCTCGGGCAACCTCATGATGTTCGGCCGACCGGAATTGATGGCCGATACGCCTTTGAACCTCACGGGGTTTCGACCCGAGGCAAACGGCGCATGGCGCGCTGGAACAGTCACCCAGACCTTCGCGGCCGACAGTTACAAGACCGGTGTCGCGGTCGAAGCGCCGGAAAGCGGCAAGGAGTGAGCGCGATGAATGAGATTTTCTATCTGGCGATTTTCGGTCTGATCTGCGGAGCCATTTTCCTTTTGGGAGGATTGGGCTTTGCCATCTGGTGGATCGTGAACCACGTCCAAATCGTCTGATTGCGAGAACAGTCATCCGGCAAGCCGGGTGGCCGGGGTGCCTCGTGCACCCCAAGCGACGGGCCAAAGTTTGGCGACCAGACCCGTCCGACAGCAACGTTCGATAACTGTCACACCCGTACCCTGCAGGGCGGATTTGCTGTGACTGAGTCGAGAGATATTTGAAATGGTGAATCTGACGCCGGTGGCTCCTGCCACCCCCGCCGCTCCTTATATCGGTGGAAAACGTGTTCTGGCGAAAGCCATCATCGCTCGCATCAACGAGACGCCCCACGAAAGCTATGCGGAGGCGTTCGTGGGCATGGGTGGTGTCTTCCTCCGCCGAAACCTCCAGCCGCGCATGGAGGTCATCAACGACATCAGCGGCGACGTCGCCAACCTCTTCAGGATACTGCAGCGGCATTACCCGCAGTTCATGGAAACGCTGCGCTATCAGGTTACGAGCCGCCGCGAATTCGAGCGCCTTTCTCGTGTCGACCCTTCCACCTTGACCGATCTGGAGCGGGCTGCGCGGTTCCTCTATCTCCAGCGAACCGCATTCGGTGGTAAAGTCGCCGGGCAGAACTTCGGGGTTACGATGCAAGGCGCTCGTTTCAATCTCCTGAAGCTTGCCCCGCAACTGGAGGCTATCCACGAACGGATGGCAGGCGTCGTCATCGAGCAACTTCCTTGGCGGCGCTTCATCGAACGATATGATCGGCCAGAGATGCTGTTTTATCTCGATCCGCCTTACTTCGGGAACGAAACGGATTACGGCTCCGGTGTGTTCAGTCGAGAGGAGTTCGCCGAGATGGCGGATGTTCTCGGGCAGATTAAAGGCCGCTTCATACTGTCTTTAAATGCCGTTCAAGGTGTCTTCGAGACCTTCAAGGATTTTCGAATTGATGAGGTGGATTGCACCTATTCCATACAGGGCGCTGGAAACAGCAAACCTGTAAAGGAGGTGATTATCTCAACCTCCTATTGATTGGCTTTCTTGAGCCGTGCCACCAGATCGAGGCAGGCAGCATCCTTAGAGGGATAGGCCCCTGCCTTGGTCCTCGCGGCTCCCCGTGCCGCTGTCATCTCGTCAGTTGTTGACCCGTTTATGACCATCGCCACCATGACGAACGCACTGCCGGGGACGCCTTCCGTCTTGCAATTTGCTACTACCCACTCGAAGAGCGCCGCGTCCTGCCGGTTTTTTTCCGATGCTTGCGCGTATGATGTGGTCGGCATCGCCAGACAAACAATAGTGCTAAAAGCTACGAGGAGATGCTTGCTACGCTTGGAGTGCAT